AGCGGCTGCTGCTGCGCAGTCCTCGGGGCGCGTTGTGGCTCTTCCGGCTGCGGCATGGGGCGTGGGTAAGGCGAGTTGAACATTATTCGAAAGGCAAAAGGCATGACGGCAACGATTGTGAAAAACGGGGCGGTGAGTCTGGCCAAGGCGCTGATGGACCACGAGGTCTGGCATCTTGAACCTTTCTCCAGGGGGCAGGCTTGGGTGGACCTGATCCTCGCGGCCAACGACGCCAACCGCACCTTCCTCGCGCAAGGCCGGCCAGTGGAGGTCTTCCGAGGGCAGACGGGCTACAGCCTCAAGAGCCTCGCCCGGCGCTGGAAGTGGAGCGATGAAAAGGTCGCCGGGTTCATCCTCTGGCTGGAGCGCGGGGGGATGATTTCAAGGAAGTCCACGGGCGTGACCACCCTGATTACCGTGCTGAACTACGAGACCTACAACAGCCCCAGACCGGATACTGAAAAGGACGGTGAAACGGCCACCGAAGCGGATACTGAAACGGCCACCGGAACGGCAACCGGAACGGAACAGAAGGTGGAAGTAGGAAGTAAAGAAGAGGGAAACACCCCACGCGGGCCGCGTGATTTGCCGGTGGAGCTGCCGGAAGGATTCCCCCCGACGCTGGAGGATGCCTTGGCCCAAAGTGCGGTTGCCGGCGTGGAGCCGGATGCGGTCGCTGAAATCTGGCATTCGGCTATGGCGCAGAACGGGACCAACTGGCGCGGCCAGCCCATCCGCCGCTGGTCGCACCACGTCCAAGCCGAGGCGCTTCGCCTCAAGGCGATGGGGCGGGGTAAAAAACCCAGCGAAAACGGCGCGCTGCCCGGACGCGCGGGCGGGAGCCGGGCCAAATCCCTCGGGGCCGAGATCATGGACGCCGAAAACACGCGCAAGCGGACCGTGGCGCAGATGGCGGAACACCCGTGCAACGAACTCTCGGCCAGCTACGACGCGGCCAGTGAGGAATACCCGGCGTGGCAAGCCCTGCTGGTGACGTTGCGCTCGGTGGAGGGCATCCTGCGCAGCATTCCCAAGGACGCGCCGGACGACTGGCAGCGGCGCTTGCGGGCGGAGGCGTTCCAGCGCGAGCTGGCGCAGCACCCCGGCAACCCGGAGAGCACCGCCTACGACGAGGCGTATTGCACGCCCGCCCGGCAGGCGGAATTCCTCGCGCTGCGGAAGGAGGCCGTATGACCGAACAAGCCGACCAACTCCCCCCGCACTCGCTCGATGCCGAGCGGGCGGTGCTGGGCGCGTGCCTGCAAGACCCCGCCAATGCCATCCCGGAGGTGCTCACGGTGTTGGCGTCTCGCGCGCAGGCCAAGCTGGCGTTCTTCGACATCCGCCACGCGCTGCTCTTCGGCGCGCTGGTGGAGATGCACGACGCGGGCAAGCCGATGGACCTTGTGACCATCCGCCAGCGGCTCATGGACACGGCCCAACTGGACGCGGTGGGCGGGCTGCATTACCTGACCTCCCTCATGGACGCCATCGCGGGCGCGCCCATCGTGGTGCAATACGCGGAGACGGTCGCGGCCAAGTGGAAGCTGCGCCGGATGCAGACCAGCCTCGTGCAAGGCCTTCAGCGCATCCGCACGGGCGAGGCGGACACCACCGCCGAAGGCTTGCTCGAAGAGATCAGCGCCAACGTGCTGGATGTGGCCAGCGAGGCGGAGAGCGGGGCGGGCGAACCGCAGCTCATGGGCGATTACTTCGCGGCCATCCAAGCGCGCATGGAGACCTTCGCCCAGGGGCGCAAGGTGATGCTCGGACTGCCCACGGGCTTCAACTACCTCGACAACATGCTCTGCGGGTTGAAGGGCGGCGAATACCTCGTCATTGCCGCCCGGCCCGGCCAGGGCAAGACCTCGATCATCCTGCAAATGGCCGAGCACATTTCCCTCAAGCACGAGAAGCCGGTGGCCGTGTTCAGCATGGAGATGACGGGCGAGAGCTTGGCGGAGCGGGTGTGGTTCAGCTTCAGCGGCGCGAACTTCCAGCACTATCGCAACGGCTTCATGGAGAACCGGGACATCCCGCGCCTGCTCTCCGCCGCGCTCAAGCTGCGCAAGGCCCCGATCTACATTGACGACTCTTGCGCCATGAACATCCAGCGCCTCTCCCTCGTGGCGCGCAAGCTCAAGCGCAAGCACGGCATCGGAGCCATCTTCGTGGACTACCTCCAGCTCATGCCCGCCACGCCGGGCCGGGAGAACGACATGCGGGCGCGCGAGTTGGCCGACATCAGCATGGGGCTGAAACGGCTGTCCAAGGAACTGAACCTGCCCGTGGTGGTGCTGGCCCAGATGAACCGGAACATCGAGCAGGAGGATAACAAGAACCGCAAGCCGGTGCTGTCTGACCTAAAAGACTGCGGCCAGATAGAGCAGGACGCGGACGTGGTGGGATTCCTCTACCCGGCCAACATGAAGAAATCGCAGATGCAGTGGGAGGACACGGGCGAGCGCCCGCCGGAGTTTGGGTTTCTCGGCCAGTTCGAGCTGCCCGAGGTGGAGGTCGAGGCCATGCGCAAGCTGAAGCTGGTGCCGGACTGGACGCCGCTGAACTGGAAGAAGCACCTGCGGCGGATCAACCTGCTCATCGCCAAGCAGCGCAACGGCCCCACGGGGGATTGCGCGCTGGTGTATGAGAGCGCGCGGATGCGCTTCTTGGACGCGCACCGGCCCGAGCGGGAAGAAGCGGCGGAGCCGAAGGAAGAGATGGATTTGTGACCGCTAAACCCCGCACCCCGGCCCGCTCCCCTGCTCTGTGTGAGAACCGGGAAGGCCAAGAATACACCTGCAAAATCTACAACGGGCGCGTGCGGATATACATCAGCGGACGGCTGTTCTTCTGCTTCAACCAACTGGATTTCCGTGGCCTCTATGCTTACAAGGACGACACCGCGCTTTATGGTTTGGACATTTACTTGATGGATAAAATCGGCGGCCAAACCACGATGGAAATCTATTTCAAGACCAAGGAGGCGTGGTTGAAAACGCTCGACATCATGGACACGCTGGTATGAATCCGCCCCCCAGCCAAGCCCAGCAACAACCGTGAGCGACGAGCCAGAAACACCCTTGGATGACGAGGCAGCTCGGCGCGTGTTGGCGCGGTTGCGCGTCACGCCGCATCCCATCTTCCCGTGGTTCGATGACGCCACGGCGCTGGCACACGCCCGCACAGAGGCGGGGCAGGCCACGCTGGCGCACTTCTTCGCCCGGCGCGAGAACGCCATCCGCGACGCCCAGGCGGACCCGTTCAAACATGAGCCGGATTTGCTCCACTGGAAGGATGCGGACTTGCTGCTGGCGGAGGAGGATGGAAACCCCCTCACCCCGGCCCTCTCCCCCGCAGGGGCGAGGGAGAAGACCCGGAGCCGGGAGCGCGTCTTGTTCCTCATCCTGCTCGGGGGGAATCGCTCGGCGAAGTCGCGCTATGCGGGCAAGCGGCTCATGGAGTCCGCCGTGCGGCATCCCAACTGCAAGCTGCTCTGCCTGGCGGAGAACATCGAGGCCAGCATCGAGACGCAGCAGGCGATTCTCTGGCATTACCTGCCCAACGAGTGGAAGGCGCTCAACGGGAAGCAGAGCAAGAAGTTCTACATCAAGTATTCCACGCACCACGGCTTCAGCGACCAGCTCCTCTCCCTGCCCAACGGCAGCAAGTTCCTGTTCAAGAGCTACCAGCAGGAGCCGACGGATTTGGAAGGGCAGATGTTTGGCATCGCCGGGACCACGGTGCCGGCGGTGTGGCCGGACGAGAACCTGCGCGTGAACTGGTGGCTCATGCTCCAGCGCCGCCTGCGCTTCCAGCAGGCGCAGCTCATCTGGAGCTTCACGCCGGTCGCGGGCATGACGCCCACCATCAAGGAGGCCGTGGGGAACGCGCCGGAAACCATCGTGAGCAAGCCCGCCGAGCTGCTGGCCGACCGCGTGAACGTGCCGGGCCTGCCCGTGGGCCACATGCCTTACATCCAGCGGCCCGTGACCAGCCGGGCGCGCGTGATCTACTTCTGGTCCGAGCTAAACCGCTTCGGCGATGGGCAGCGCACCTTCTACGACGCGGTGAAGGACGATTGCAAGAACCGGAGCAGCGAATACGTGGCGCGCATCGCCTACGGCTACACGCGGGACACGGTGGGCCGACCCTTCCCCAAGTTCGGGTCGTGGAACGTGGTCGCGCCCGAGCTGATCCCCAAGGAAGGCACGGACTACATGTTCACGGACCCGGCGGGTGCGCGCAACTGGGCCGCGCTCTGGCTGCGCGTGGCCCCGGACGACAAGTTCTACATCATGGCGGATTGGCCGGACGCCACGACTTACGGCGAGTGGGCCGTGCCCAACGTGGACAGCAGCGGCGACAACCTCGGCAAGCTCTACAAGGTGGGCAGCGCGCAGAACTCGCTGGGGCTGGGCACGCAGCAACTCAAGCGCGTGTGGCGGGCCTTCGAGGCCGAGCGGGGCATCGCGCCCTTCGCGCGCTTCATTGACCCGCGCGCCGGCCGCAACCCGCACGCGGACGCGCACGGCGGGACGTGCCTCATCGAGCAGCTCGCGCTGGAGGACGAAGGCGACGACGGCGAAGTGATCGAGGGCATGGAGTTCCTGCCGGCGAGCGGCACGGACCAAGAGACGCGCATCGGCGAGGTGAACAAGCTGCTGCATTGGGAGGACCAAAAACCGTTCGACGCGGTGGCGAACTGCCCCCGCCTCTACGTGAGCCGCGAGGCGCAGCAAGTCATCGGTGCCCTCACGCACTGGCCGGGGCCAGCGGGGGGCGAGAAGCACGCCTGGAAAGATTTTGCGGATTTGCTGTGCTATCTGGCGATGGCGGATTTGCAGCACCGCGACGTGAGTGAGGAGGTTTGTTATGTCTGAGCCGGAGGAGAAGCGCGAGAAGGTGCAGGCGTATAGGCGAGCGTATTATCTCGCAAACCGGGAGAAGCGGCGGGCGCGTTCAAAGGAGTGGTATGAAGCGAACAAAACGAGGGCTTTGGAGAGCCGCCGCGCATACTACGCATCAAACCGTGCCGCAGCACTGGCGAATAAGAGTGAGTATTACAAAGCGAACCGCGAGAAGCTGATCGCGGCCGCGGCATCGTGGGCTAAAGCGAACCGGGAGAGAGTCCGTGAGCTTATGAGGGCGCGGTATCGCTCCCATGTTGAGGAGTCGCGCGCCCGGTCGCGGGTGAAATATCGTGCGAACAAGGAGGAAATTCTGCGGCGCAATCGGGAGCGGCGACGGGCAAACATTGAGAAGGCGCTGGCACGGGAAAGAGCGGCTCGGTTACGCAACCCTGAGAAGGTGCGCTTGAGCCATGCTAAGTGGGCTGCCAATAACCGAGAGCAGATTTTGGAGGCAGGCAGGAAATACCGCGAGCGAATTCCCGATGCCTACTTGAGAAATAGGTTTTCAAGCGATGCCCCGCCTGAAGTTTTGGAAGTCAAACGCAAGTTGTTGGAACTCAAACGCGAACTAAGAAAGGCAAAACAAAATGAAGACCATGAACCAAATCCGGGACCTGTTGTGCGAGGAGATCGACGCGCTGCGGGCGAAGAAGACCACGGCGGCCAATGTGAACGCCGTGGTGAATGCGACGGGCAAAATCCTGACCACCATCAAGATGGAAATGGAGTATGCCAAGTCGGTGGGCAAGTCGGCGAACATGAAGTTCATCGAGCTGGAGGATGTGAAGGTGGAGGCCGCGCCGAAGGCCAAGCCAACGGCGGATAAGTCTGCACCTTGATTTCCGTGCGCGCTTGTGTTTCACTTCCCGCACTCCATCCGAACTGGAGCCGGCTGGGTGCTTAATTCATCGAAGCA